ACCATCGAGATTTGGCGCCTTGCAATTCCATGCTCATCAAGGTGCAGATACTTCGTCTTTCGGGTAAATTCCCCAACTCTCTTTCAAAAATTGTTTACATTTTCTTACGGCCTTCAAACTGTGATTCTACGTGATTAACTCATAGTCATTGTTTTACTTGCCAACCATTTTGTATTCTCTAGATAATCAATCTATTGTTTCCATAGGGTTCACAAACCATGTATCTCTACTCGCATCTACTTTCCCACGTTTAACCGCTTCGTCATTAATGAATTGGCCCTCGGCGCAAAACATTAACTTACATTGTTTATTGAGTCGCAAAACTCTCACCAACTAGGTTCAGGTCACAAGTCGACCGTGTATGATAGGTCTCTTCTTCAAGAGGACTTTCACCTCAATTGACCCTGAACTATTAACTCACACTACAAAGTTAACGTTATCGAGTGTTGTTATAATAACAAACTTTACAACTTTTGTCAACCATTATTTATAAAATAATAAACTTATAAATAAATGTTACAGTTGTGACACACAATTGTCACACAAATGACACAATATGAAAAAACTAGACAAATTGATGAAAAGTGGTAGATTAGATAAGATATGGTCTGGTATTGATACTGAGTTGAAACCATGGGAATGGCCCACTAGTATTTACATGATACCTTCATTATTTCTTTGTAGTATTGTACTACTGTCATTGATGTAAAGAAAAAGGGCAGATGTTAAGTCTGCCCTTGTTCTAGATGCTTATCTCTTAAGCGGCAATTTTGCCAGTAATCCCACGATAAGTAACTACGTCACTTTTTTTCGCTTTGGATTTCTTAGCATTGCTCTTTAGAGTTTTAGCATCGTATTTGATACCTCTGTAACAATACATAGTATTTCCTCCAGTTTTCATTTCGATTTCGTACATACGATATAAATCGTACACCCTTCTCCATGCGTTCCTTCGGTAAACTTTCGGTCTCGTTCAGCACTGGAATATATTGACCCAAAAGTGCTTACTTGCTTGCCTTTCTTTATGAAAAAGAAAGAGGTTGTCAGGTTTTCCTACTTCCGTCTCAGTGGTCAATAACACTAAGATGAACGTGTATATTTCTATACATTAGTATTTATAAAAAATACAACCTCTAATTTAAGGGGAGATAGTCTATAATAGTTTCAATATCTCCCCTTTAGAGGTAATGTGACCTTTCTCATGTTCACACGGGTGTTCAGTAACCAACTCTATTCTGATTTCACTTTAGTCGAATAGTGACTATGTGTTAGATAATTAAAGACTATCTAATGCCTCTATTTCCCCTAAGGAAAGTATTCTTAAACTCTTCGTTTGCTCTTTTTTGCCTACGTATTGCTTTATCTTTTAACAATCTACGTTTCTCTCTACGTGTGACAAAAAATTCTTTTTTCTTTAAGTCTTCAATGATACCAGCAGTTTTTACTTTCTTTTTAAACTTTCTAAGTGCTTGGTCGACATTGCCATCACGAACATATACAGTTAGACCAGTATCTTTTGGCCCATCGTATCTTCGTTTCTTCGGTCTCTGTGGACGTCTGTTATAGTTATTTTTTCTCATTGTTTAGTATTATACTTAACTAAACAAAAAATGTCAAGAACTATTTTGTTGTATATGGTCCGTAAGTAGCAGATTTCTTTTTACTATATCTGATATCTGCCCAAACCCACTCTGAAGGAGTTACTTTGACTGTCTCAAAAGTTCTGTGTCTCTTATCAAACTTTTTGATAGGAGTAGCAAAACGTCTTGCTTTAGTCTCACCTTCTCTTATAAAAGCAACTAAGTAACCTTTATCATCTACAATGTAAGTGTTATTAGGAGTTTCGTATTCACCCCAATCTGTAGTTTCTTTTAGAAATGTAAGATTATTCATATTGTTATGATAACAAGTTCAACAAGAATTGTCAAGTAAAATATTTTTAAAAAATGGTTGACAATTGTTGCCAAACCTATTATAATACTTGTATTAAAAATAAGAAAGAGAGGTAATTTCAGAATAAAGTAACGGCGTAAAGTCAAAAGTCGATAGACGTTCACCCCCGGTGAGGTAGACCTTGAAAGTTCGCAACTTTCCCTTGACCGGGGTTTTTTTTATTATAAATAGTAGTATGGCATATAGTAGTAAAGTAGTAGACAGATTCGAATCTGTATTAAAAAATCCAGAGAAACATGCGGTGGGTAGATTTGACCCAAATGACCCTAATGTTGCAACAGGATTAGTAGGCGCACCAGCATGTGGTGATGTAATGAAACTAGATATCAAACTTAATCCAGAAACAGATGTAATCGAAGATGTTAAGTTTAAAACATATGGGTGTGGTAGTGCAATAGCATCATCAACAATGTTTGTTGAAATGCTCAAAGGTAAAACTATTGAAGAGGCAAAACAAATAAAAGATAAAGAAATTGCAGATGCATTAGAATTACCACCTATTAAATTACATTGCTCAGTTCTTGCAGAAGAAGGCATTAAGAAAGCAGTTGAAGATTGGGAAGAAAAATCTAGGCATAGAAAACACAATCAACCAGAAAGATGGGAAGACCCAAACGGTTATGGTTATTGAGTTAACAGATGGAGCGATATCTAAGGCGATTGAGAGAACAGAGACAGGCAATCGAAGTGGTATTCGTCTTGGGGTCACTGGTGGTGGGTGTGCTGGTTTTGAGTATTATATTGAGTATGTTGACTCCATTACTGAAAGCGATACTGTTTTAGATTACGGAAAGTTCAATATAGTAGTAGATGCAGTATCATTACCATATCTAGAAGGTTCTACTTTAGACTGGGTTATTGATGGTATTAATGAGTATTTTAAAATAATAAACCCTAAAGAAGTATCGTCATGTGGGTGTGGCGTCTCAGTTCAGTTCTGAAAAACTTAGTTCGTATATATACTATAGACTAGAGACTTATCCGGGGGTTCTGTATACCTACTCCAAGAAATCTTTTAAATCTGAATCAACGTTTACTGCACGTCTCTTTCTTGTTTTCTTTTTCTCTTCTGTAACAATATCTTTCCAATATAAATCGTTTGCTCGAACACCATCAATTCTTGAACGTAGATTATCTACGAATGCCATTGCTTCATCGTTAGGCGTGTCGCCATCTTGATTATCAACTAATTCGTCTATACCAATGTTAGCAATATATTTTAATTTAATGTCTTGTTGTTTCTTTTCTTTTTCAATTCTACGTAGAAATGCATACCAAGATATCTGAGTAAAGTATGCAAATGCATTTGGTGTGCCAGTTCTTGTTGCAGTTTTTATATCATAGTTTTTAATTGCTTTCAAACAATTCTCTACGGCGTCCATCACCATTTCTTCTCGATAAGTATATCTTATAAAATTTGATTTGTGTGATAATCCTTCTGCAATCTTTAAAAAACATTCTGCAATGTAATCAGGTACGATTGGTATATTTTTTGATTTTTGTTTTCTTGCCTTTTCTGCTGATTCACAATAGTCTACTACTGCTAACGAAAACTCTTTGTTGTTTACGTAATGTGGTTTTTCTTGTGGTTTTATTTTTTTCTCTGCCATAATATATCCATATTTAATTGTTGTGTATTATACTCTACATTACATATTTAGTCAATCTTTAAGTTAATGGTTGACATTTCCTGTTCTATGTGGTATAATCTTTAAAGTTCGCCGGGGCGCTGAATATCAATGAATCGTATCATCTTCTTCTTTCTTAGGAAATAATTCAACTACATTGTCTTCATAAGTAATTTTATCTTTTGTTTCTGCCATGGTATCTAATAAATCATCAATCACTTCTGATATAGGTTTCGTTTTCGCTTTATCATAAAATTCTTTTATTCTTTCAAAAGACTCTTTCTTTCTTTGATTATGAAGTTCTTGCATATCTAGAATAGCATCTTCCCATTGTACGATTAAATAATCTGGAGGTGTCGCTATACCAACAATATGATTTCTATCTAATGTCATAATGTCTGAAATATTTTCTTGATATACCATCCATGGACGTAATGAATAAAAAGGTATGCCAGTCGTTGTCTTAGTATAAACTAATTTGGCCGCTTTACGAATTATTATTTCGTCTTCAAAACCTTCTTCATCATACCACTCTACTACTTCGCACAAGAGTTCTTCTCCTGTGTCTAACTTAAAATGTTTTACTTCCATAATACTATTTATCACCTTTTAAATTGATAGGAATAATTTTATATGGAAATTGTTCTTTCGCATATATCTTTATTCTTTCTCCACTATGTCTCAATGTAAAGTTTTTATGTGACTTCACATGCATATCATCTGCTATATCATATAAAGTTGTATTACTGCCATCGTCAGATTGTCGCAAACCACGACCAATCGATTGTAATACTTTTATTTGACTTTTGCTAGGCGATGCAAAAACAATGTTGTGGAGATTCTTTATATTAATACCTGTACTAAATGTACCTAACGATGCAACAATAATCGCATTCTTTTGTGTTTCAACTATACCTCTTATTTGTTCTCTATCTTTTGCATCTACTTCACCAGATACGTAAAAAACTTTTCGGTTTTTGTCTGCATCTTTTTTTATTATTTCAAAAAGTTCTTTACCATGTTTCTCAACAAACTGAAATAAAACTAAAGTATTGCCTTTTAAATCTAGTGTCATATTCTTAATAAAGTTATTTCGTTTTTCGTGACGTACAATATAATCTACTTCTTCTGCATATGTCTTACCTTTCATCATGTGGCATACATCATTATGATATCTTAACAGTAAAACATTAATATCTAAACCAGCAAGAGTACCACGAACTTGTAAATCACGTGTTGCAATAACTTTGTGAGTCATACCAAATAAACCTTCAAGTACTAGTTTATTTGTTTCTGTTCCATCTAATGTACCTGTGGTACCAAAACGATATTCTGCATTCTTGCATTTGTTCATTACACCAGTCAAAGACTTTGCTTTAAATAAATGAACTTCATCACCAAAGACTGCACCAAACTGTTCGAACCAATCAAACTTAAGTCGATAGATAGATTGCCACGTAGATATAATAATACGTTTATCAGTCACTTTGTCTTTACCAGAATAAATACGATGCACTTCATTGTCAACATCAAACCCATATTCATAAAAATCTTTATATAATTGTTCTACTAAACTTGTTGTCGGAACAATAACTAACATCTTTTTATCGTGATTATCATAATACCAACGTAATAAATTATAAATGATAAATGATTTACCACTACCAGTCGGTGACAACAATAAACATCTTTTGTTTTCAATACCATGTGAGATTGCATCGTACTGATAATCTCGTATTTCAAATGGCGCATCTAGACTGTCAAGATACTTTATCAAAGACTTATGTTGTATTTTATTTTTTACTTCGGGGTGTCCATACTCGTCATTATCAACAAGTTGAATTGGGTACATTCTATCAAGAGCAAACTTCTTTATATGTGGATATAGACCGACATTTAACTCACGTGTCATTTGATTAAATAATCTTATTTTGCCATCCCACACTTTACGTTTAAATGCTGGCATATATCTATGTCCAGGGACAAAAAATGAAAAGTATTCAGATAGTTCTTTGAGTTGATGCCCTTCGGCATCTATCAACATCATCGAATGGTCTTTGAGACCAATCTCTATAGTATTTGCAGGTCGCATTATATTCCAGTTTCGAATTGTCTCCACTTAATCATGTTCGATATCGTTTGATGTCGCCATGTAAGATTGTTAACTATTTCAGTCAACGTTTCAATAGTTGTCTGTAGATACTGCAACTTTAATTCTGAATCTTGAATTTCTTTATCAGTATCATACCAATTTTCTTTTTGACCTTTTGTTGTGATAACAAGTCCATCATATGGGTCTGCTTTCCAACCTCGTTTCTCTATATCTTCTTGTGGCATCTTACCTTCGTAATATAACCACTTTTCTTTTAATAGATTTTTCTGGTCAAACTCTGCTCGTTTTAACCTAAGTTTAGTAAGTGAAAGATACTCTAGATACTTTGAGTGTAATGCTGGTGTGATTCTAGATACTTCGTCTAGTTGATTCTTTGATATTTGTGAATCTTCTTTCCACTCAGCAAGTATTGATTCTAAATTTACCATAATATATTTCCTATAAACTGCCTATTATACAGTATTGAACAGATTATGTAAAGTATTTTTTTAGTACTTGTAGTCTATCTTCGTAGTTTGCAACCTTGTCTAATTCACCTTCTATTGTAATTATCAAGTCACCATGTTCTGCAAGACCTACATTTTTTTCTGTTAAGACACGAACATTCATTTTGTGTCTTTCTATTCCTGCTTCACATTGTTTAATTAATACATCAATTATTTCACTTGTCATACTGCCTCCTTGAGCGGTTTACTAAGTTCTTCCCAACTTATTTCATAATCACTATCACCATCAGCATAACCCATAACACCTAATTTTTCATATTCAGGTATAAGTTCTTCTCGTAATAGTCCTATCTTTTTAAGATTTGGCATTATTCTACTGAACAATACATCTTGAAACTGAGTTTGAAATACATTGTCTTTTTCATACTCTTCTGTCTCTTTTATATTTAGACCATATTTATTCCATACTTCATATGCCTTTAATCTGTTTCTACTAACAGTACATGCTTCTAGGGCAAACTTTGCTCTATCCATTTGTTCTTCTTCTGAAAGTGTTTGTACGAAATCAGTTAAGTAGTTTATACCAAAAGTTACATGTCGTGCTTCGTCTCTAATAATAAGTCCTAACATTTGCTTGTAGACAGGGTCGTTAGTGCCTTCTTTCGCCGCTTGAAAGGCCGCTAATGCTAAACCTTCAATGATTACTTGCATACCAATAAATTTTAAGTCCCATCTAGGGTCAGTAAGTATTTTATCTAAAAGTCCTTTTAATGCTATACCAATCGGCCAACGTTTTCCTAATCTTGTTTGAATATACTTATTAAATGCTTCAACATGCCTTGCTTCATCGAATGTTTGTGAGGCCGCATATAATTTTGCATTAAATGTTGGCGCACATGATGTCAATTGACTTGCAACTAATAATGCCCCTTGTTCGCCATGGAGAAATTGACTTGTTCCCCAACTTTCTAAATCGTTAAAAAATTCTTCACGTCTCATTCTATCCCAAGTTTTGTACTCTGGGTGATTATTCCATTGAGCATCTTTATGTTCAAATTCACCATCTGGCATTATATCACTTAACTCTGGTGACCAGTCAACATCAACTTCTACATTCCAATTAAGTTCTTTACCTAATTCATATAGTTTTTTAATACGATTATCTTGAACAGTATAGTCCCAGTTATATGCACCAGTAAGTGGTGTTTGAAAAATTTCTACTATATCTGTCGGGTCTAAATTTGCTGGATATTCTTCTCCATCATATTCGACAACATTTTTTGGTGTTTTAGTTTTTATTATTTTCATATTAAGTTTGTGCGATTATCTCAAATTGACTAAATCTAAACGTAGCATCAAAAGTTAAGTATGTTACAGAACCAGTCGTAGTAATAAAGTTTATGGCACCTAAACCAGTAGGTAAACAATCTTTATATCTAATTTTTTGAGTAGTGTTATTGTGACTTGACAGTATTGCAAGAGTTATATCTGCATATGTTGGAAACTTAGTGTTTCTTGCAATGGGATTTACTTGTCCATCATTTACAAGTCTTTGTAACCAATTAAACATTTCATTATAACCTGTCATATTTTCATCAAGTATAATTGTAAATGTAATTTCACCATGAGTTATCTTATCACCAGCAAGTGGTACAGATGTAATTCTTCTTGTAGGTAATTCTACAGGATTTAATTGTACACTAGGGTGTGCGACACCTTGACAAAAGTATTCTAGATTAGGATATTTAACTCTATCTATTAAGAGTTTAAATCCAGTTGGTTGTAGATAGTTTAGATTCGTAGTTAGATTCTGGTCATCTACTTGTACTGTTGAGTTTACTGCCATACATCTATTTATATAATTTATAACCTGCAAATTAGTGGTTGACAAAAGTTGCCGAGATATATATAATATAGCACAATTGTGAGGAACATTCAATGAAAATCGCTATCTTAAACGATACCCATTGCGGTATTCGTAATTCTTCTGATATATTTATGGACTATCAAGAATTATTTTATCGTGATGTATTCTTTCCCTATTTACTAGAAAACAATATTACAAGAATATTACATCTTGGTGATTACTACGACAATCGTAAAACAGTTAATTTTAAATGTTTAAATCATAATCGTAAAATCTTTTTAGAAAAACTAAGAGAATATGGCATAACTATGGACATTATTCTAGGTAATCATGACACTTATTTTAAAAATACAAATGATTTAAATTCATTGAAAGAACTTCAAGGACATTATATGAATGAAGTAAACATCATTCAAAAACCTATGGTCATGGATTATGATGGATTAAAAATAGGTTTAGTGCCATGGATTGCAGATGACAATGAAGAAGAAGCATTAGAGTTTATTAATAATTGTAATGCATCTATTATTGGTGCCCACTTAGAATTAATTGGGTTTGATATGTATCGAGGTATGCCAGCACATGATGGTATGGATAGAAAATTATTTGATAGATTCGAAATGGTATTGACTGGACATTTTCATGCTAAGTCTTCTCAAGGTAACATACATTATCTAGGGGCACAAATGGAGTTCTTCTGGAATGATTGTGGCGATAAAAAATACTTTCATGTTCTTGATACTGAAACAAGAGAAATAGAAGCAATACTAAATCCAAATACTATCTTTGAAAAAATATATTATGACCACGAAAAGATAAATGACTTTCAAGATTTAAGATATCTAGATAACAAATTTGTAAAACTAATTGTAGTCAACAAAGGTGATAGTTATAAGTTTGAAAGATACGTTGATAGAATACAAAGTCAAAAAATACATGAACTAAAAATTGCAGAAGACTTTTCTGAATTTATTGGCACAAATGTAGATGATGGTGAAATAAACATTGACAATACTGAAACAGTAGTGTATAATTATATCGACTCAGTACAAACTGATTTAGATAAAAATAGAATTAAAAGAGAAATATCATCTTTGATGACCGAGGCACAGAATGTTGAAATACAATGAGGAATCGAAATGGTAAAAAAGACCCAGTTAAAAAAAATATGGACAAGTTTCATAGACCGTCTACACACCAAGACAAAACAAAATACAACAGAAAAAAACAGAAACTTAATTCTAGAAATGAAAGTGAGAACTATGAATAGTA